AATAAATATATGTATACATTAAGAAAAATTAGTAAAAAAAGTAAGTATCAAATGAATATTTGCTTAGGAGATGGTTACACTTTAACAACAATGGAAAGTGAAGTAGAATTTAATCAATGTGCAGAAATGACTGGATTAGAAAATGATGAAAATGTTTTTGGTTTTATTACTGGAGATTCAACTGGAGTTTTGCCTTTATATAAAACTCAGCATAATTATATCATGACTGAATCTGGATTAACATTTGATAACTTAAATAAATACTATTAATTATGAATCAGACAGTAGTACAATGGCTTAAAGAAAAACTTATTGGTCATTTAGATATATCTGAAAGATATAAAAAAGAATTGTTTGAACAAGCCAAAGAAATGGAGAAAGAGCAAAGTGAATGTATTTGTGTAAATGTAATTGATAGAATACTTGATTATGGAGAACAAGGTAAAGAAATTAATTCAAAACAAATATTTGAAGATGTTTACAACGAAACCTTTAAATCAGAATAAGATGGAGAAAAAATACTTTATTATTGAGGTTGGTGAGGATATGCACAAGACAATTCTCTTTGATATTATGGATAAGCTAAAAGAGGAAGGTCACTATTTTGTTGCTAATTGCACATCAAATCCAAATCAATTTGATGTCAAGAGAGTCACAGAGGATGAATTCAATAAATTCAATGGATATGAGAGCAAGTAAACAAATGCAATCTGAGAACATGAATCTTGAAAATGGGATGATATATTATGAGCAATATTTCAAAACAGTGACATACAAGAAATTATCTCCAGAGGATTGGCAAAGGCTCTCTGATTTTATTCAGACAGCTGTTGATAAATTAACAGATGGTGAAACAATTGTACTTGATTATGAATAAAGCCAACAGAGATAAACTCAAGGCCCTGGAGCTTGAGCAACTAAAAGAGAGATATCCATCCATGAGAGAGGAGATGATTCCATTGACTGACTGGAAAGACAACTCAGCAAACAACCTAACAAAGTGCATCATCTTTTGGATCAAGGCAATGGGAGGACAAGCTGAAAGAATCTCCAATCAAGGACAATACAGAGCTGGCAACAAGATTCAAGTTGGTACAGGTGAGATTGCATACACCAAGCAACTCCCTGGCAAGTGGACTCCAGGAACAGGCACCAAAGGAACAGCTGATATCTCAGCAACAATCAGAGGCCGATCAGTTAAGATTGAGGTGAAATATGGAAAGGACAGACAATCAGATGCTCAGAAAGCATATCAACAAGATGTTGAAAGAGCTGGAGGTACATACATAATTGCAAGAGATTTTGACTCCTTTGTATTATGGTATGAAAAATTTTCACTAAATTTGTAAAAATTAAAACAAACATATATGGAAAATCAATTAAATTTTGACATGCCATCAACATCAGAGAAGTTGAGGCAAAAGAAAGCTGATCCTGTGATTGGAATCAGTTTGTACATGAAGCTCCACAGAGCAAAGATGAGCATTGGAAAAGTCATCAAGAATGCAACCAATCCTCATTTTAAGAAATCATATGCAGATATCAATGCTCTCCTGGAGACTGTTGAGCCAATCTTGCATGAGAATGGCCTGTTGTTATTGCAACCAATCCATGACACAGTGCTTGTGACTCAGATTATTGACATTGATTCTGGTCAGATGATTGAATCATGGTTGTCATTGCCATTGATTACAGATCCACAAAAGATGATCAGTGCAACAACTTACTATCGGAGGGCAACATTACAGGCAATCCTGGCATTGCAAGCTGTGGATGATGATGGCAAAGAGGTGTCAAATAGCAAGAAAGAGCTCCCAGCAATCACTGATGAGAGATTCTCAAGTGCTCTTGCTGCCATTAAAAAAGGCACATACACTGTTGAGTCATTGAAAGAAACGTACCAATTAACACCAGAACAGGAGGCTCAGTTATGATATTCAGATGTTCATCATTAGCAAAGCTCATGACCAATCCAAGGAACAAGTCAGAGAGTTTATCAGAGACAGCCAAGAGCTACATCAAGCAATTGGCAAAAGAGAATTTCTATGGATATACCAGCAAGGTTGAGACCAAGCAAATGAGAAAGGGCACAGAGTATGAAATGGAATCCATTTCTCTGGTCAATTCAGTTTGGTTTGGTAGCAACTTTGTCAAGAATCAATTGAGAGAGAATCAAGGATATCTCTCAGGACATCCAGATATCATCACTGATGATTCCATCATTGACATCAAAACATCCTGGAGCCTTGAGACCTTTCCAGCCTTGCCAGAGGATGCTGATTCCTATGAATGGCAAGTGAGAGGATATATGCACCTGTTCAACAAGCCAAGAGCATTTGTGATCTTTTGCATGATTGACACAGATGATGAGCTCTTGAGTGACTGGGACAATAGAGATATTCACAAGGTGTCTCACATTGATCCAACCAAGAGAATCACTGTGGTGCAATATGAGAGAGATGGTGTTCTTGAGGAGTTGATGCTCTCCAGATTGAGAGATGCATCAGAGTATTATTCACAATATATGCAACAATTAAATAATAAGTAAGTAATATGAACAACGAAGTAAAAGGCATCTTGCATGTCAAAGGACAAACACAACAGAGATCTGAGAAATTCTCAACAAGATCATTCACAATCAAAACAAATGAGGACAAGTATGAGCAGTTCATCACATTTGAGCTACTCAATGACAGAACAGATATAATTGATCCATTTGGAGTTGGTGAGGAGATTACAGTGTCATTCAATCTCAAAGGCAGAGAATGGAAAAGCCCACAAGGAGAGGTCAAATATTTTAACACATTGGAAGCATGGAAGGTACAAGGCATTTTTTAATTGCCCTAAAAGATGGAGAGAGTATCAAGGACTGGATGATCCGAGAAACTCTCTCCAGACTTTCCAGGAGATACAAGGCTGTTCACCTGGCAGAGGACCTAGATGTCAATCCATCCAAGATCCACAGATTTCTCACAGGAAAGAATGTCAATGATGACTTTTATCAAAGATGGTTTTCTTGGTATGTTAAAAAGCAATAACTTAGTGATGTGGAATTCTGGAAAAGAGAGGCATATGATATCGCTTACAAGATCACTGGAGGAAATAACCTTCATCATGACCTGGTGCCACATGTCTTTTTGCTATTGGCAAAGCTCAACATCAAAGAGCAAGATCTCCCTCGTGTATTTGCCAGATGGGCATACAACCAATACAACTGGAAAGAATCAAAGTTTAACCAATTGTACAGAGGATCTGTGCCCATCCCAGATGGATTCGACAAAATAGCAGAGGAGGATGTGTACAATGAGACTCAATACCAACAGATCCTGGATGCTTACCTTGAGCAATCTCCTGACAATGATGAGGAGTTGTTCTGCAAAGAGATCACCAAGATGAGACTCATGGGCATGACTTACAGAGAAATCAAAGGCCTCACAGGAATCAACCTGGATACTATAAACAAAGCAATTAATAAATTCAAATATGATATACATCATTCCTCTTTTATCAGTGGGGATTGCCAGAGCTCTCCTCACTTTTCAGATGCCAGACATCAAGCCATTTAATTGCCAGAGCTGCATGTCATTCTGGACAACAGTGGCAATATTTGCCATGTATGAATGGAGGCTCTGTGCTCTTGGTTTCATCTCATATCTAATCAGTGACTTAATCTTGATCTATGAAAATAAGTAATGAGCTCCAGACACAAGTGGACAGATATGTCAAGACAAGATCCTTTGCTCTTGATGCTCCTCTCAAGAGAGAGCTGGCTCAATGGTATAAATATGCTGGATATGGTACACTAAACATTGGTTGTGGTACTTGCATCCGTAATGCTATGCAGAAACTCAGCAACCACTATCTGACTGAGATGGCACCAAAGAGCCCAAAGATCCATTTCATTGGCATCAAGCAAGAGTCAATCACATCAATGACCTTCAATCAACTCAAGGCAGAGGCCAAGAGGAGAGGCATCAGCATGCCAAATACATCAACAAAACAAGACTTAATACAAGCCCTATCATGAAACTCTGTGCTCCAGTGCCTGTTTTTGGCCGTTTTCCTCTTGTCAGACTAACAATCTCCAGGTTAAAGAGACAAGGAGTCATTCCGATAATTATGGGCCATGAGAGAGAAGCTCTTGAAATTGCTCAAGAATTGAATGTTCACTTTGTTTCAGTTAGCAATGATCCTCTTGGCAACAAGTGGAATGCTGGATTCATGGCTTGCCAGAATTATTCTCCTGATGGAGTGATATTCATGGGCTCCTCTGACTGGGCCTCTGATGATTACATTCAATCAGTCAGTGATGCTCTCAATGACTTTGCATTCATTGGAATGCTTGGCTGTCATTTTGCTGATGTCTCTGATGAGGTGAGGCTGGTTCATTGGCCAGGATATGCTAAAGGCCAACGGCAATATGAGCCAATAGGCATTGGCAGAGTGCTCAGAGCTGATCTCCTTCAAAAAATAAACTGGCAACCATTTGATCCAAGACTATCATCAGGGCTCGACTGGTCAATGTATCTCAAGACCATCAGACTCGTTGATGAGATTGCTGTGATCAAGGATGAGGAGAAAGATGTCAGACTCTTGTCAATCAGTACAGATAAATGGACCAACAAGCATAAATTCTCAGATCACTGGTCAGGAGCTCTCAAGTCAACACATATGAACAATGAGCTGTTGAAAAATAATTTTAACGAGATATTCACACTATGAATCAGGCACACATCTCAGAATCTCTTGCTGGCCTTGATCAAGGGCTCATCAAGAAATACAACCTGGTGCCGTACAGCAATTTCATTTTTCCAGCAATATTCATGGGCATGTACAGAGAGGAGGATTTCAACCTATTCTCAAAACATATCGGAGGAGCAACAGTCATCTGGTTTGGATCAGATGCCATGGATCTCAGAGAGGAGTGGGTTGATACTCTCAACTCAGCTGTGAACATTGCAGTATCTCAACGAGTGGCTGATACACTGGAGAGCAAGGGAGTGGATGCCATGGTTTATCCATTCAATGCTGTTGAGGCTGAGATGTGGCCATGTGTGCCGAATGGTGACAAGATATTCTGGTATTCTGGCAACAGCCCAGAGTTCTATGGACAGGAGATAATCAATGAGATCAAGGAGAGGATTGACATTCCAATCATCAGAGCTGGTCATGACACATTCTCAAGAGAGGAGCTGGTCAGTGTGTATTCTCAATGCTTTCTCAATCTCAGATTGACACCCCATGATGGTTGCCCAAATACCAACATTGAGATGGGCCTAATGGGGAGGAGGTCAATATACAATGGTGATCTGCCAGCATCAATTCCCTGGCATTCAGTGGATGATATATGTGACAACATAATGCTGGAATATTCACTGAGAGAATTTAGTAATAAAGAAGTATCAAAAATTTATCATACATTTGTGAACTATGAAAGAATGTCAACGCTGTTTATTTAATGACTCTTTTGCAGAGATAGGAGAGCATCAATGTGAATACTGTGATCTCCATGACGAGCTGGAGAGACAAGCATCAGGACCTGGTGCCCTTGATAATCTCCTGGAATCCATCAGATGGACAGGCAGAAAGAACAAGTACAACTGTATCATGGGGATCTCTGGAGGAGTGGACTCATCAACCTTGCTATATGCAGCGGTGAGATATTGGAATCTAAAGCCCTTAGTCATTCACTTTGACAACAACTGGAATGCTCCAGAGGCTGTCCACAATATGACACAGCTGGTCCAAAAGCTCGGAGTTGATTGCATCACATACCAAGTCAACAAGAGTGAATATGACCGACTCAATGATGCATTCCTGTGGGCTGGCCTTCCTGATGCAGATATACCAAATGACATTGCCATGACTAAGCTGATGTATGACACAGCTCACAAATATGGCATCAAGTACATTCTCAATGGCCATGATTTCAGAACAGAGGGATCAACTCCAAAGGGATGGACATACATGGATGCAAAATACATCCGATCAGTTTACAACAAGTACAGTGGCCTTGAGCTTCATAACTATCCATTATTCACATTCAAGGACCAATTGTTCTATGCTCTGATGGGCATCAAAAATGTGAGGCCATTCCATTACAAGTGGGATCGTGAGTCAATGGAGGAGGAGATGAAAAGATTCATCAACTGGCAAGATTATGGAGGCAAGCATTGTGAGAATGTTTACACTGAGTTTGTTGGATCATATCTATTGCCTGTAAAGTTCGGAATTGATAAAAGAATTGTGTATCTCTCAGCACAGGTGAGAAGTGGCAAACTCAAGAAAGAGGAGGCTCTTGCCATATTCAATCAGCCATCAACATTCGACACAACCAAACTCGGAGCCATTGAGCAGAGAGTCATGAAACTGATCTCCATCAGAAAGCTGGACAGAAAGAACTTTGATAAATACGATTTCAAGAAATACAGAGCATTGATCTGGATACTTGCAAAGCTCAAAGTTGTGCCATATACGTTTTACATTAAATATTGCAAATAGAACACACTTATATAATAATAAATAATTATGTCTAATCAATATAGAAATATTGATAAGGATGATCTATTATCCAAGGCTTTTGGCTATTGTGATTTTTGTATTGCATCAACAAAAGAAGTTGCAACAAATTCTGGAGTGAAAAAAGTTGCTGAGAGACATATCCCAACAATATCATACTTTTTGAATCACTACCTGAGAAGAGAACATTTTGATTTTTACAAAAGAACAAACTGGTATGATGCAATGAATGATGAAAGTCATCCATTATCGAACACTATAAAAACAATTGATGAGCTCTTTAAAGGATTAGCAAAGGACATTGTTGCCAATGAGGGCAAGGGAATTTTCTACGCAAAGAATGCTCTTGGTATGCATGACAGGCAACAAGTTGAGACCAGGAATGTTGAGAAGTTTGATTTTGAATAAAATTACTTATCTTTGATTTGAAATCCGACTTTCAATGAATCGAGTGATTCGATTTAATACACCCGCTATGGTTAATGGATTAGGGAATCCCTGGTCGCCCACACTTAGCGGGTTTTTTTCTTAACTTTGTTTAATGACAACAGTCAAAGGGTACAAGCCTCACAAAACACAGAGAGAGATCCATGATGCCATCAACCATGGGCATGAGAAATACTATGCTCTGAACATTGGCAGGCAGTTCGGCAAGACCTTGCTTGGAATCAACCAGCTTTTGTACTGGGCCATAAATGACAAAGGATGCAAGATTGCCTGGATCACACCAGTTTACAAGCAAGGCAAGAAAGTATTCTCAGAGCTGGAGAGAGCAGTCACAAGGAGTGGCCTGTTCACATTCAACAAGTCTGATCTGATTGTCACAGGCTTTGGATCATCCATTGAGTTCTTTTCTGGAGAGAGACCAGACAACATCAGAGGTAATACCTTTGATTACATGGTTGTGGATGAGATGGCATTCACCAGGCAAGAGCTGTGGGATGAGGTGCTCAGTGCAACAGTTATGGTCAAGGGCAAGAAGGTAATATTCATCTCAACACCAAAGGGCAAGAATCATTTCCACAGGATCTGCATGCAACACAACTATGATGAGAGGTATGCGTATTTCCATTACTCCTCATATGACAATCCCATGATTGATCCAAGAGAATTGGATGAGAGAAAGAGATCCCTTCCTGATCACATATTCAGACAGGAGTATCTGGCAGAGTTCCTGGACAATGGCTCTGGTTTATTCAAGAACATCAGAGATTGCATCAAGCCAATATCTCCAGGAGCCAAGGCATATGCTGGCTTGGACATTGGCCGAGCTGATGACTACACTGTGCTCAATATATTGGATGAGGATGGTCAACAGGTCTATGTCAACAGATGGAGGCACCAGGAGTGGACCAAGATCATTGACTCAGTTGCTGATGTCATCAATAGGCACAGAGCAACAACACTGATTGAGATCAACAACCAAGGAGATGTATTCCATGAGATGCTCAGAGACAAATGTCGCAATCTGATTGTGCCATTCACAACAACATCCAAGAGCAAGCCAATCATCATTGAGGATCTTGCCATGGCATTTGAGCAGAGAGAGATCTCATTGCAAGATGTTGATTGGTTGGTTGACGAGCTTGAGAATTTTACCTATATTTACAACGTGAATACAAGGGCTGTGCAATACTCAGCTCCAATTGGATTGCATGATGATGGTGTAATGAGCTTGGCTCTTGCATGGCATTGTCGCAAAACACAACAAAACAAAGGCAGATATCAAGTGATCAGAGCATGAAAGATTTCAACATAAAACTACCAGCAAGCATCAAGGAATGTGGGGCTGATATGATGTACAAGTGGCTCATGGTAAGTGACACACTATCAACCATTAACGAGAGGTCACTTACAGAGATACTTGAATTCCATTGTCAAGTTGTGAGCATATTCTCAAGGTTGCCAGTGAACAAAGTCAAGAAGGCTGTTCCTGATTCAATCATGGAGGCCAGCAAGCATATATTCACAATCATCAGCCAATACCAACAGAAAGAGCCAGAGGAGGTCATTGAGATCCAGGGCCAAAAGTACAGGCTTGAGAAAAACTTTGCCCATGTCACAACAGGTCAGATCATTGACTTGAAACTGATTGAGGATATCAGTGCTGATCCATGGGCTCCATTGTCAATCATGTATGTTGAGGATGGCATGGAGTATTGCCAGGAGGATGAGAGAGGCAGAGTGCTCAATCCTAATGAAAAGAGGTATCTGATATTCAGAGAGCATTTCCCTGGTGATGAGTTCTTGAATTTCTACGCTTTTTTTTTGGACAGCTTAGACAAGCGGAGGCTCGCTATTTTGGGAATACAGACAGCGAGGATGATGATGGAGAGGATGATTCTGGAGCAAGAGTACAGGATTCAGAATGGTATCTCTGGACAGGAATCATCCATAGATTATCAAGAGAGATGGGATGCAGTGTGGAAGGAATTACAAAACAGCCATATGTGAAAACATTGTTCTGGATGAATTACTTTAAAATTGCTGATGAACAAAAACGCATATTAAACAAAGAGCATGGCTGATGAATTTGACTTTCTTGACCAGTTTGGTGTCTCTGAGAGTGATGGATCTCAGCCAGCAAATGCATATGAGAGATTCATTCTTGATCTTGCCAACAAGGTCACAGAGGATCTGAGAGAGACAATCTCCAGCAAGGCAAGAAACACAGGGGCATTGGCTCAGTCAGTTGTTTACTTTCCAACAGGTCAGTTGAGCTTTGAGATTCAGGCTGATGATTATTACAAGTTCATTGATGAGGGTGTCAATCCTGTTGGCAAGAGTTTATATGATACTCCATATTCATTCCAATATCCTGGAGTGAGCTCGAATCATGCAAGAGCCATCCAGCAATGGAAGGGCATGGAGATGTCACAGGCCTATGCAATAGCAAGCCATATGAAAACAACATCAGGGCTCAGACCAAGGAACATAACAACAAGCACAATCACTGATGATTATCTTGAGAGAATTGCCTCTGATCTGGCAACAGTGACAGGATTGCTCTTTGATATCACATTCACTAAAAACACAAAAACATGGCAGTAACAATATATGATGAGCCACAGAAATACAGCTCAGCTGGCAATCCTTTGATGTTCACATTCTCATCAGATGAGACAGGTCAACCTAATTTCTCATTCATTATTGAGGTATATGTGAATGGATCATTGCATTCAACACACCAGGTGTTCAGACAATTCAACACCTTGAGCAAGTTTGATTGTTCTGGTATCTTGTCATCAACATTGTCAAGCCCTTTGATTGTGGATGGCACATTGACAACATTCTATGATTCAGCCATAAATGAATATTACATCATTGTATATGAGAAATATGGAGCAACTCCGACAACTCAAGCCAGTGATACAAGTGCAACATTGTATGCATTCAATGGAGCATTTAGGAATCAAGAATGGATTGACTTTGATTATCTGAATTATAATGCAGATACCAACAGCAATGTCTCTCCAATATTGTTCATGACATCATGGCCAAGAGCCAAGAGATATTATTGTGGCCTTGCTGAGAGAATATTCTTGGGAATCATCTGTGATGACACAGGGATGAATCTCAGAGTCAGAATATACAACAGCTCAGGATCTCAGATTGCAACAGATCTTGTCTCAGTTACCTTGAGCAATTTCATTGTATTTGATGCATCACCATCAACCATCATTGCCAACACAAGCATAACACAGGGCAACTTTGATGCGGCTGCATATTACACAATTGAGGCAAGGCCAACAGGAGGGGGTGCATATTCTGGAGCATCAGAGGCATTCAGAATTGATATTGATCTTGAATGTCACAGATATGATACCAAGAGATTACACTGGCTGAACAAGTTCGGCATGTGGGATTCATTCACATTCACCTTGGTATCTGTTGATTCAACCAATATTGAGAGCTTTGGATATCAGAGAGAAAGAGGAGTCTGGGACAATACATCATATATTTATCCCACATATCAAGGTGAGAGAGTTACCTTTGCCAAGAGGGCAACAGATCAGCTGATTCTCAACAGTGATTGGATCAGTCAAGAGGTACAGCAATGGCTTGTCAGGAACTTGTATGAATCACCTGTTGTGTATCTTGAGCAAGAGAATGGTACAGAATTCGAGCCAGTGAACATCACAAACAGCTCATATCAATTCAAGACAAGGAGGAGAGATGGTTTGATTCAAGAGCAGATCACCATTGAGAGGACATATTCATACACATCACAACTGAACTGATGGCTGGAGAATTATACATAAATGATAGGCTTGTTGACTTAGATCAGAACATTCCTTTTCCATTGACATTCAATATCAGTGACATCAAAGATCTGAGTGCAAGGAAGGGCAATAAGTCAAAGACAATCACCTTGCCTGGCACAAGGAGAAACTATGAGCTGATGCTCTCTGTATTCACCTTATCAACCATTGACAAGATCTCTGATGATCAGAGTGATTTCATTGACTTTGATCCAAGCATCAAGGCCACAGCAAGATATTATCAGAATGGCTTGCTTGAGTTCAATGGAGTTGCTCAGTTGATGGAGTGCAAGCTCAACAATGGAGTCTGGACTTTTGATGTGACTCTTGTGAGTGACACCATTGACTACATCTCCAGGCTTGCCAAGATCAAAGTGAATGAGCTTGGATGGAGTGAATACAACCATGCAATGACATTGGCCAATCAACAGAATTCATGGAGTGGATTGATTGAGATCAATGGCTCTCCAGCATATGTGTACAATTCACCAGACTGGGATGGCCGAGGTTATTACTACGGCTTGATTGATTACGGGTACACAAGGCCAACGCCATCCACGTTTGGCGTTGAGCATATTCCTCCTCAGGTATTTGTTTATGAGATCCTTGAGAAGGCCTTTGCATATGCTGGGATTAAATGGTCAAGTGAATTTCTTGAGAGTCAAAGATTCAAGAGATTATTGCTGGCATATCCTGGAGGGGATCTCCCAACCATTGATGCATCACAGAGCAACAATGACAGCTCATTCACAACAGAGCAGAATAATGCTGGAGGAACAGTGATCACAGGAACAACACAGAACTATGGCTCTGGAGTTTGGTTTCTAAATGATCTCACTTTATTTGATGATTATGATGGATCAGTCAACCAGGATAATCTTGGACAGATTCAGACAACAGCTCCATTGCAATTTGTTTCAGCCACAGAGGGATTGTTCACAGTCAATTATGTTGGTGATCATGACATCACCTGGACAACAGGAGGCACAGTGATGTATGGCAATTATAAAGTACAATTGATAATATTCAAGAATAATATTGCTATATCAGCTGATTTGATTTATGAGGGAGTTTTGGAGGGCAACTCATCAGGATATTCTTTGACATATACTTTTGATTACTCAAGGCAGATCAACATGCTGATAAATGATACATTGACATTCAGACTTGCATATCAGTTGATTGAGCCACAAGTGATTGGAGGAGCAACAGGATTGCAAGGAATCACAACAGATATTGTGAGCAACACAGCTGATCTGAACATCACCAGAGATACTCAAACATTGAGTGCTGGAGGCACAGTGCAACTGGGTGCATTCCTTCCAGATATGCCTTGTGATGTATTCCTCAAGGGATTGATCACAGCATTCAACTTATATATCAAGCCAGCAACAGCCTCTCCTTCATATTTGGAGATTGAGCCATTGGCTGATTTTTACAATGCGTCTGGAGATGCTCTTGATTGGAGTCAATTGATTGACAGGAGCAAAGAGATCACAGTAACACCAACCATCAATTTTAGTTCAAAGAATTACAAGTTCAATTTTGAGGAGGATGATGATTATTGGAACACAAGATATACTGATGATGTTCAGAAACAATATGGACAATTTTTGGTGCAATCTCAGAGTCAATTTGCTGTGGATGATACAGAATTCAAATTGCCATTCAGCCAAAAGTTATTGGCAAGGATTCCAGAGGATTCTCCTTCATCATATACTGATCTGATTGTACCAAGAACATTCCAGGTGAAATTTAATGAGGATGGCACCAGCTTGATTGAAAAGAAAAAAGGAAAGCCATTCATTGTGCAACTTGGTGGATTGAGAGCTGGAGATTGGATACATAGATCAGAGGATGGATCACCAAGTTCAGAAAGTTCATATCCTTATGTGGGCCATCTTGACTCATTGGATTCTCCTTCCTTTGATTTCAATTTTGGTGTGCCTGATTATGTATTCTGGGCCACATCAACATATACAACCAATAATCTGTATATGTATCATGAGAGATTCATCAAGGAGCTTGTGAGCAGATTTGGAAAGCAATTGACATGCTCAGCCATGTTGGCACCAGAGCACATCAATTCTCTTGATTTCAGAAATCTAATCAACATTGATGGTGTTGTGTACAGATTGCAGAAAGTTAGTGATTATGACTCTGGAAAAAACACAAGCACACAAATAGAACTGATTCGCATAATACAAGGAGAGGGAATACAAACAACATCGGTTGTGCCTCCTTATGATCCATTCACAGATCCTCTTGTGAGATTCACAGAGTTATCTGATATTAGGATTACAGAGGATGGTGTGATTAGAGAAATAAATTCATAATATGACTGCAATAGGAAAGATGGCTGGAAATAATGGTACATTTGTTATTAACAATACTGATGAAATATTAATAAAATGCAAAGCAATTTTTATTGCTGAGGACACCATATTTTCAAAGATTACAATTAATGGTGTTGATGTTAAGAATCAATATATTGCTGATAATTCAATTGCTGTAAAGGCTGGCATTATGATTACTCCAAAAGGAGGATATTCATTCAGTTCTGTTCAATTAACTTATGGGCAAGTTTCATTGATATTATGATTGTATTTAAAACTGTTTATTCAATGTGTAGAGGATTGATTATAAATATATCAAATATCTTTCAAAGAAAAACAGAGAATAATGAAAATAGAATAACAGAGGATAATCAAAATAGAGACATAGAACATGGGAGTTAAAATTTCAGATTTAACAGCAAAGGGCTCAAAAATTGCAAGCACAGATCTAATTGAAGTATCTGTTGTATCTGGAGGATCTTATATATCAAGAAAAGTAACAGGATCAGAGATTAATGAATTGAGTTTAGATATCACTCCACAATTAGGAGGTAATTTAGATGTCAATGGAAATAAGATAACATCAGCATTAAATGCAAATATTATAATTGAGCCAAATGGCACTGGAGCAGTTTTGATTGGAGGTAACTCAACACAACCAACAGAGCTCAGATTCATGGAGGATAGTGACAATGGCACTAATTATGTTGCATTGAAAGCATCAACAACATTAGCAGCCAACACTACCTATACACTACCAACAGCAGATGGGACAAGCGGTCAAGTGCTATCAACAAATGGAACAGGCTCATTAAGTTGGGCAACAGCTGGAGGTGGCTTAACAGTAGGCACTACGGCAATAACAAGCGGTACAGTTGGGCGTATATTGTTTGAAGGTAGCGGTAATGTATTGCAACAAGATTCAACTTTATTTTGGGATAATACAAATAAAAGATTAGGAGTAGGAGCAACACCTTCAACATCAGTAAGATTAGACGTAAGAGCCCAAGGTGCATTATCAACTGACATAGCATTTAGAGTTAGGAATAGTGCGGATACACAAAACATAGTAGAAGTTGATGGAGATGGCGGAGTTATATTAGGATTAAATGCATCTATTAAAAGAAATTCAGGGTATATTGGAATAGCAATTGGTAATGATGCAAAAGGTTCTGCTTTTGGTTGCTCTATTGGTTTTAATGCTGGAAAAAATCAAGACTCTACTGAAAGAAGAAATGTTTATATAGGAGCAGATGTGGCAAGTTCAGGAACAAATGCAACAGGACAATATAATATTGGTATTGGCAATAATTCTTTATATAGAGTTACATCAGGGAGCCAAAATATTGCTATTGGAAATGAGTCTGGATTTACTCAATCAAGTTCATCCGATAATATATCAATTGGTTATCAATCTAATTATTCAGTCACAACTGGCGGAACAAACACGTGTATTGGAAGTCTTTCTGGAACTCAAAATGCAACAGGGTCATCAAATACACAAATAGGATATTCAGTTGACCAAGGAGTTGGAACTAATAAATCTCATATTACTGCAATAGGAATGAGATTAAGAAGTTCACATAATGGAACTATTATGTTAGGCTCATCTGGGAATACTGGAACAATTGCTCCTTCAATAGTAGATGATGCTGCACAATTCCATTTTAGAAGTGATTTACAATCTTTCTTTTTTAACAAAAACACGAATGTAGTTTTAAAATCAAATAGTGCATTAACATCAGGCACTCACTTTGAAGCAGCAGCAACAAACTGTTTAACAATTCATAACGGAACAGCACCAACAGCAACAATATCAAACGCTGGTGTTTTATATGTAGAAGCTGGAGCGTTGAAATTCAGAGGTGGCTCAGGAACAATTACAACAATAGCAGTAGCGTAAATTATTATCTTTACAAAAAATAATATTATGGCAATTTTAATTAAAGCAACAAAAGAAAAAAAGATTACAATCTCAGGGACTGGCATTGAATTACCAAGCGTTTATGGTAGAATCCGTTTTGTAGGTGATTTCACAGGAACTACAATTCAAGGTGAAGTAGCAACATTTGCTAACATAGCAACATTTGAAGAAGGTAAAATGCTTTACACTGATGTTCCTATTGGAAGCTATCAAGCTAATCTTGAAGAAGGTGAAGTACAATCTTTGGAGACAGCTCACAAATATGCTAAGATAGCTTATGAGCAACAAGGATATGAAGTAATAATTGATATGGCTTAATGGCAGATAAGCAAGCAGTATTCACGTTAAAAGTTGATACAGGTAACTCTGTTCAAGATGTTCAGAACTTTGACCAGGCTGTTCAGTCTTTGAACAAAGATCTCAAAGAGACTCAGACAACAGCCTCTCAACAGGGAGGAATGGACCAATTCGAGGCCAAGCTCCAGGAGCTCAATGAGAGACTTGAGGCTGGTGGCTTGAGCATGCGAGACATGACAAAGTTGATGAAGGAATATCAAACCTTGGCAGCACAAGCTGGTCAGACATCACCTGTTGGTCAACAAGCCATTCAGAATGCTGGTGAGCTAAAGGACACCATTGGTGATCTGAGAGCAGCAACAACGGCCCTTGCATCAGATACAGTGAAGCTGGACACAGCTCTTGCTGGAATTGAGACAGGAGCAGCTGCATTCCAGGGAGTGCAATCAGCCATTGCCTTGACAGGTGTGGAATCAACAGCCTTGACAGAAACAATGGTGAGGCTCCAGGCAGCTCAAGGATTGGTTAATGCTGTTCAGACTATTGCAAACAAATTGCAAAAGGATTCAATTTTAATGCTACAATTGAGGAACTTGCAAGAGAAAGGACTTGGCAAGAGTATTCTCCAGAATTCAGTATTTCAGAAAGCTAACAACGCCTCAACAATTGCAGCAACAGCTGTGACAAAGTTATTTGGAGGAGCTATTAATCAGACATCTATTGGTTTTAAATTGCTTAAAGGAGCAATTATAGCAACAGGAATTGGAGCTCTTGTTGTTGTTGTTGGTACTTTATTGTCAAAGTTAGGAGATTGGATCTCATCAGAGAAGGAATTGAAGGCAGCGGCAGAGGCAAGACAAGCAGCATTGGATGCATCAATTCTTGGAATTGAAAGAGAATCAGAGCTGGCTCAAGCAAGAGCAGAATTGCAAGGCAAAAGTCAAGCACAGATCCTGGAGATTCAAAGACAAGGATTGGAGAAAAAAGCAAAAGAGCTTGCAGATGCAGCAAATAATGAATACAGAATTTATGAAAAATTATATAGAGATGATTGGGGAGATATAAATGATGAGACCAAGGCAGCATATGACAAGCATGTTGAGCTACAAAAACAACAGAATGAGACTGTGCATCAATTGAATTTGTTGAATGTACAGATACAGAAACAAGCTCAGGATGATGCCAAAGCAAACAGAGACAAGGCTCTTGAGGAGGAAAGGAAATCAAATGAACAAGCGGCAAAACTTGCCAAGGAAAGAGCTGATAAAGCTAAACAACAGAGAAAGGAATTGATTGATATCTTGAGAGCAAGATTCGAGGATCAGATTAAGCTCCAGGACCAATACAATGCTTTGGTATTACAAGTCTCAGCTGATGGTCAAGAGAAGGAATTGAAACAAGCTCAACAGAACTTTGAAAAGTTTAAGAGAGATTTCCTTGATGAGAGGATAAAAGATGAGACAGAGGCCTTGAATAAGCAATTTGAGAATGGTAAAATTTCCCGTAAAAAATATGAGGATGATCTTGCCAAGCTGAGAACAAATGCTTTGGATAAATTGACAGCTCAAGAGAAAGCAATTGTCACTGTTGCTGAGACATCTCTCTTGCAAGAGCAACAAAAGATAAGAGATAAATTTGCAGCGGAGGAGCTTGCAAAACAGGCAGAGCAAGAAGCTAAAAAGATTGAATTGAGAAAGAAATTTAATCTTTTGATTGCTGATGAATTTGAGAATGAGAGATTGCAAGCTGTTGAAAGTAATCAAGAACAACTCAAAGATGTTGAGGAGGCTTTGAAAGCTGGCATCATCACAGAAGGTGAGGCCCATATTGCAAGGATAAAACTTGCCAATGATATTGCTGATAAGGAGAAAGAAATCACTGACAAGAAAAATGAATATATCAAGGAGCAAGAGAGGAAAGCAAGAGAGGAACAGCTCAAAGGAATCACAAGTGTAATTGAAGGAGCTCAGAAAGGATTGGATGGACTCAAGCAAGTGAATGATCTTGTCAATGAAATTGATCAAGCAAGACTCAATTCATTGCAAAAGAACAGAGATGAGGATCTTGCCAATCTTGATGCTAATCTCCAGGCTCAGCTCAATCAAGAAGGATTGACAGCTGATCAGAGAACAGCCATTGAGCAGAAATTTGCAGAGCAAAAGTACAATGTTCAGCTCAAGGCATATGAGCAAGAGGAGAAAATTAAGAAGGCACAATTCAACAGAGAGAAGGCTCTCAGATTGGCACAGGTGGGTATTGATACAGCATCAGCCATTGTGAAAGGGATTGCTCAGTTTGGGCCTCCTCCATCACCAGCTGGTATTGCTGCCATTGCATCAGCATCCTTGATTGGAATCACACAAGCATTGGCAATTGCCAACCAACAATATCAAGCATCTGGCCCTCCATCTCCTCCTCAACTTGGGGCTGGAGCAACAGGAGGAGGCTTGACAGGAGCCAGTGCATCATCATTCACAGCCAATACCAATGCTCAAACAACAGATCTGACAACATTAGGACAAGGAGCTCAACCTGGTGTGAATCTCTCTCAGGTTGTTGTGCTTGAATCAGATATTACAGGCACACAGAACAAAGTAAAATTACAAGAGGCTAAGACCTCTTTTTAAGAAATCAACTCCAGCCTTTGAAAGAAAGGCCTCTCCAGTGCTGAAGCATCCATACATTCTCAGGAATTCGGATGCTTTTGTCACATCTGGCCTGTGCAACTTTACATTCTCACCTGGTTGTGCATTGCATTTGTAGACATTGAGATATATGCTCTTTATAAAATGGTTGCCATCTTGCCAATTGATCTGATCAAATAGCTTGAGCAACTTGGCAGAGTTCATCTTGACAGGCTGATGACATTCATAATTGTTGAGAGGGAATTTGTTGTGCATCAAGAATTCAGCTGTATTCCTTGCAGCCTCTTGATAATGTGCTGGATGATTAGGATTGATCTCAAGTATTCCTTTGAAATATACCACATCAGGACTCCATTTCTCTGAGATATAGAAATCATCATTCATATAAATGAAATCTCCTCCAATGGTCCTGGAAAAAGTCAATATCCTGTTGGTCACATCAATCCCTCTGATGTTGTTGTATTGAGTGCATGGTATATTCAGAGCTCCAGGAACAGCATCACCAATGGTGTAAATGGTTGCGTTTGGATATACTCTGTTGATCCAGGCAATTGATTGCATGATATCAAAGTGATCAGGGCTCCTCTTATATGGATACACAAATACCATTGAACAAAGATACATAATATAATATGATGAGAGAATTGCCAGTTTATGAGATCATGATTGATCTCCAGGATACAGATACAACAGTGTCATTCAATTCATTGGTTGTGCATCCAGCACATGAGAAACTTTTTGACACATTCTCAAAGCAAAAGAAATATCAATTCAATGATGATGAGCAGATCATCACAGGAATTGCCATCTCAGCTGATACTCCAATATATCGGAGAGAGGATGATACAAATGAGGAGTATTATGTTGTGTTCACACCAAAGGCCATCAAAGACATTGTTTTTGATTATGCCAGGAGAAACAATTTCAACAATGTGAATCTTGAGCATGATGAGACAAGAGTTGTTGAGGGAATCTATATGGTCATGAGTTATGTGATCGACAATGAGAAAGGATTCACAGCTCCAGAGAGATTCAAGGATGCAACCAATGGCTCTTGGTTGGTGAGCTACAAAGTAACTGATAAGGAGGTTTATGAGGCTGCCAAGAATGGAGTGTTCAAAGGATTCTCCATTGAGGGTGTATTCAACTTAATTGAGACAGGCACAACAATGGAGGAGGAGTTCATGGGCCAATTGTACACAGAGCTCAAGAAGGTGAGTGAATATATCATTTTTTTCAATGACTATCCAGATGCTGTTGTGAACAATGCAAGGAGAGGGATTGAGCTGAATGAAAAGAATGGTAACAAGTGTGCAACTCAGACAGGAAAGATCAGAGCCAGGCAGTTGTCACAGAGAAAAAATCTCAGCCTGTCAACAATTAGACGCATGTATTCCTATCTCTCAAGAGCAGAGGAGTATTATAATCCAGAGGATTCAAATGCTTGTGGGACCATCTCCTATCTATTATGGGGAGGGCTTGCTGGCAAGAGATGGGCAGAGTCTAAATTGAAGCAAGCTGGCATTTTAGAACAATAACACATAATAAATAAACAATAAAATGAATCAAAATTTCAAGAAGGTAATGGACTTGCTATCCGAAATAAAGGGAGCATTCCACAAAAAAGAGGCCTCAAATTTTGAGCAAGCAACTTTGGTTGATGGTGTGACTGTCATTGAGTATGAAGCTCTTGAGGTTGGGATGCCTGTTTTTGTTGTTGCTGATGGTGAGATGATTCCAGCTCCAGAGGGTACACATGCCTTGTCTGGTGAAATGGAAGGAGTTTCAATTGTGGTTGATGCAGAGGGCATGATCACAGAGATCATTGACACAAGAGAGGAAGCTCAATCCGCAGCTGATCCAGGTGATGAGCAAGTTGATACTCCAGAGACTGAGCCAGTTGCTCAATCAATGAGTGCTGATGATGTTGAGAACATCATTAATGCAAGATTACAATCATTCTCTCAAGCTGTCGAAGGCTTGGCAGAAATGACAAAGGTCATTGCAGAAAGCAACGCACAACTTGTGAATGAGTTGAGCTTATTGAAAAGTGAATTCGAGACTTTCAAAGCACAGCCATCAGTTGAAACAAGAGAGAACGAGAAATTCTCAAAAGTTGGTAACTTGACAACCAGACAAGCATTTCTATTAAAAAATAAATAAGTAAAAAAATGTCACTAAAAAAAATGATCAAAGACAAGTTTGACTATGATGTGTCAGGCTTAGCGGCTTATGTAGATGAGCAAAGAGAGCAGTTGACTGTTCGTGCCGTAACAGAGGCAAAAACATTACAATATATCACAATCCAGGAAGGTATCAAAGGATCTGAGGAAATCAAGTTACTTGATGACTCAATTGTATACCAAGCTGGTGATTGTTCAATGACTCCATCTGGAGATACAGTATTCACTGATCGAGCAATTGCTGTTGAGACTCTTGGATTTATGAAGTCTTTCTGTAACAAGGATCTTGCTGGATTCTGGACACAATTAGGCCTTAGACCAGGTGCAATGGCAGAGGACAAAAACTTGCCATTCGAGCAACAGATAATTGACTACCTTTTGAAGTTACATTCAAGAGAATTGGATTCTTTAATCTGGAAAGGTAACAAAGCAACAGGAACAGGCAACTTGCAATGGATGAATGGATTCCGTCAATTCTTAACAACTGGAAATGGTTGTGTGAACTTGAATACATCATCAACAGCATCAATCTCAGCATCAAATGCTTATGATGTTTTTTATGAGTCTTTTGAGAACACACCGGCAAACATTGCTGAATCAGCTGATTTCGTATGTTTCACAGGGCGTGAGAACTTTAATTTCTTGATCAAGGACTTAGTTGATCAGAATTTCTTCCATTACTCTCCAGCTGCAATTGCAACAATGGATGAAGTAATTGTACCAGGAACAAACATGAGAGTTGTAAAAGTTAATGGATTGAATGGATTGGATAACATATACACAGGTCGTGCATCTGAGTTTGTATTCGGTACTGATTTACGTTCTGACTTTGACAACTTTGAGTTGTGGTATTCTCAAGATGATGATGTTCTATATTTACGTTCTAAATTCAGAGCTGGTGTTCAAGTACCTTTCTTGAATCAGATCGGAGTATGGAATGGAACAGGATCGCCTAACTAAAAATAAATAAGGGAGGGGGCAACTCCTCCCTATTGTATAACATTTAATACTTAGAACAGTGAGCTGTAATATGACAACAGGGTACAATGACAGAACATGTACCAATGGAAAAGGAGGAATCAAGAGTGTCATTCTCTTTCCTCTTGGCAATGTAAGTGCATCAACCATCACTAACAATGAAGTTACATCATTGACAGTGACTGGTGAGGTGTTTGTTTACAAATTAAAAAGCAACTTGTCAAGCTACACAGCACCAATCCAAGTAAACAAAGACAACGGCACATTGTGGTATACGCAAACTTTGACCATGATCTTGGCATCAGACACCAAGGAATTGAGATCAGAGATTCACTTGCTTGCACAAAATGAGGTTGTTTGTATTGTTGAGAAAGCATCAGGAGAGTATGTTGCTCTTGGCTTTGGAGAAGGATTGCAGATTGCTGATGGATCAGCATATGGATCAGGAACAGTGAAGTCTGACCGTAATGGTCATGACCTTGTCTTGACAGGAATGGAAAATGATGAGGTGCCAGATGTTGATGCAACTGTTGTTGCAACACTATTGACACAACAATCTCCATCAATTTAATTAGTGAGTTAATAAATAGGTGTCAAGGGAGGGAGCAATCTCTCCCTTTTTTTTAATAACTTAGTTGTATGGAAATAAAAGCAAAACTAATTGGCACAAAGGCATGGAGCCCAGTGTTCAAAAAATGGATGATCATTGAGAGAGGCAAGGAGGATTTATATCTTGCTTCTGGAATTATTGATATCTTTGAAAAGAGAAAACCAAAACTAATAAAAGATGCTAAGGATTCAAAGGAATTCAACATCAACAATGATAGTGACAGTAACGGAGCTGACAACAGTGACTCCAGTTTACTATCTGTTTGAGTTTGAACATCAACAATCATTTGAGAAGGTATATTGCATCCTCCCAAATATCTCAACAAATACTGAGAGATATGATGAATTCACCATTGAGGATGGTGTGGATGTTACCTTTCCATATGATGGATACTATATATACAGAGTTTATCAGCAAACATCATCCAGCAACCTGGATCCAGAGTTATCTGATGGACTTGTTGAGGAGGGCCGAGCTCATGTGTATCAACTTGATTCTCCAGGTACAGAATTTTCAACAAACATAACATTCAACATATATGAGTGATTCAGTAAAAATGACAAGCCTCACATTTAAAAAGGACTATATCAAGCCTGATGAGGAGAAAGATAGGATGCTTGGATTCATTAAATGGGGTAAAAAGAATGACTATCCTTATTTTTTGATTGATCTATACAATGGATCTGCATGGCATCAAGGTATTATCAAGAACAAAACATACTATATTGCTGGAGGAGGCCTTGAGGTTGTCTCTGGTAATATGCAACCATTCATTGAGAATAAATATGCAGAGTTTGATATGAATGAGATTGCAGAGATGCTGGCTCATGATTATGAAATGTTTGGAGGATTCTGTGCAATAGGTACATGGAATAGAGATGGATCAAGAGTGGCCGTATGGGAACATGTGGACCTTGACTCAATCAGAGTTGATGAGAGTGAGAGAATGTACTATATCAGTGATGATTGGACAGCAATGCAACAAAGTGCTGAGAAAACGAATCTGAGATCCATTCCAGCCCTTGATATGACCAATAAGACAGGCAAGTTCATAATATACTACAAAGATCCTGTCAAGAAAACAAAGAAAGAAAAAGGAATTTATCCAAAGCCTCCATATTATGGTGGGATCACAGCCATACAAACTGATGTTGATATCTCAAGATTCCACATGCATGAGATTGCAAACTCATTCAAAGGAGGTACAATGATCTCATTCACTGATGGCTATCCAGAGACACAGGAGGAGGCAGAGAATATAAAGGCACAAGTGAAAGGCCGAAGTCAATCTGTTGAGGATGCTGGAGAGATTGTCATCACATTCAGTGATACAAAGGACAAGGCTCCCATTGTACAGAGCTTGAATGGCAATGATCTTGACAAGAGATATGAGACAACTGAGAACAGTGTGCAACAGAATATCTTGGTTGCTCATTCAGTTGTTGCTCCATCATTGTTTGGAGTTGCTCCAGATGGCTCATTCAATGCAGCTGAGACTGGAGATCTTTATGAGATATTTAAAAAGACTTATGTTGAGTCAAGGCAAAAGAGACTTGAGTGGATGATCAACTACATGGCAGAGCTTTCTGGCTTTGTTGGTAAGGTCAAGCTCAAGGATGTGTCTCCAATTGGAGCAGAGCAACCTGTTGTTGAGGCACCATCAACAGCTGGAGATATACCATCAAATGAGACACAAGTGGATGTTGCCAAGTCAGCTCTAAATGGAGCACAGATTGCATCATTGATTGATGTAGTTGCCAAGATAAAAGAAGGATTGTTAACATCAGAGAGTGCATTGAGCATTGTGCTTGCATCATTCCCAACAATTGATGAGGCACAAGCCAGGAGAATTGTGGGATTGCAACCATCAGGAGCTCAACAGATGTCATCATGCAAGCATCAGGAGTCATTCTCAGATGATGAGATTGGATACTTTGCTCAATATGGTACACCATCCCATGAGTTCAAAGTGCTTGCATCCTATCCTATTGTGTGGAATACACCATCAGAGGAAGTGTTCAGCAAGCAAGAGCAGATTTTTGCAACCATTGGAGAGATAAAAGTTGGCCTCAAAGATATTGACAAGAATGTTCTTTCCTTGATTCAGAAAGGTGAGGATGGAGTTGCAATATCACAGGCATTGAATACAACTGTTGAGGAGGTTGCCAAGAGTCTCAAGAGGCTCACTGACTGGGAACTTGTGAGCAAGATGGAAATAACTGAGACAGGATCAACATTGATTGAGGAGGTTGAGGTACCAGCTGAAAGATTCGAGGTTGTGTACACATACAGAGAGATCCCTGGCATTCCTCCAGTGATGACTCAATCAAGAGCTTTCTGTCAACGCTTGATTGGCTTGAATAGAAAGTACACAAGAGAGGAAATCAACACCATCTCAATGAGAGTGGACAGAGATGTCTGGAGATACAGAGGAGGATGGTATCACAATCCAGATACTGGAGCCAATACACCTTGGTGTCGTCATGAGTGGGTGCAACAATTAGTAATAAGACAAAGATGAGCACAATGAACTATTTATTATCAGTTGAGAATCTCAAGAAACTTGGATTGATTCACAACAATACAGATACAAAGCTCCTGGCAGTTGCCATCAAGAGAAGCCAAGACATGCATGTGCAACCAGCATTAGGAACACCATTATACAAGGCCCTATTGAACAGAGTTGAGACATCAACCTGGACACAAGATTACTTGGATCTGATGAATGACTATGTTGTGCCATGCCTTGTGGCCTTTGTTGATTACAGATGTGCCTTGTTGCTCAATGAGAAGTTGACCAATAAAGCTGTTGGCCGAGTGCAAGATGAGAATCTCCAGCCAAATTCAGACAGTGAACAAACAGCATTCAGAGATCAGCTGAGAAAGGATGCATTTTTTTACAAGGAGAGATTGATTGGATATCTGATGGATGATCAAGGAGTGAAATATCCTGAGTACATTGAAGGATGTGAGGACCTTACTTGCAATGAGAATGTCAAGAAAGACAGATCTGGATACAAACCAATCAACTGGCAGATATGAAAGACATCAGAATCAGCAAGAAAAACATTGAGAAATTAAAGAAATATCTGGAGAATGGAAAAAACATTAAACCAGCTCATGAGAGAGCTGGAAATAATAGCAACAGAGCACAGGCAAATAAATGAATTCTTTCAAGGAGATTTCCTTGATGCTGTGACCAGAGATGCTGTGGAATATCCATTGATGGTTGTGACCTTGCAACCTGGCTCCATGTCATCAAGATCAGTCAATGTGAGCATGATCATCACCATATGTGACAAGTATGATCTCCAGGAGTACAGGCAGATCAATGAGATACATTCAGATTGCTTGAGCATCTGCAATGACTTGAGATTAACATTCCAGCAAGACAGATGGACAGATTTCATGGATGTGAATGGAGATATCCAGACACAACCATTCATCAATAGAGGTCCTGATGTGACAGCTGGATGGACCATGGTTGTGAATGCAAGCATCTTTGATGATGGCAACTGGTGTGGAATACCATATGATCAGTATGACTTTGAGAATGGAGGAGCTCCAGCTGATAATTGTGGCGATCTGACAACAACATACCAGGTGTATGTGAATGGTGTACTTGAGAATACATTCACACAGTCAACAACAACCAATAATACAATTAATATCAACTTATAATGGCAACAACAACAATAAATGTTACAGCAATCAATGGGCTCTTTGCTCAGACAGCAAGCAGTACAGCCATAACAAATACAACAACAGAAACAACATTGATTGGATCTGGAGTGGGATCTCTGTCAATACCAGCTGATGGCTTTGAGGTTGGTGATTCATTCCATGCCAAGCTGATTGGACACATATCTTGCAACTCATCAGCAACAGTGAGACTGAGAATCAAAACAGGATCTGTTGTCTTGGCAGATACTGGAGTGATATCATTGGCAACATCAACCAACAAACACTGGGAAATCAATGTGTATTTCACCATCAGAGCCATTGGAGGAGCTGGTGTGGCATCCATTGCATCAGGAGGGATATTCTCATATGTTAAAAATGCTGGGACAGCCTTTGAAGGTAGCAACTTTTTGTTGATTAATAACACTGATTTTGATACCACAGTGAGCAACACATTGAATGTCACAGCTGAATGGGGCACAGCCAGTGCAAGTGATTCAATTTATTCTGATATATTTACACTTAATAAAACATATTGATGGCATTCAATTGGGATAAAATAACAAATGACACCAAGCAATTCATCAAGACACCATTGGCAGTGATCATGCTATTGGTATTGATGGCCCTTGGATGGAGCACAAGATTGCTCATAAAAGCAAAGGATGATGAGCTGCATAATCAGGAGTTGAGGATACAGGATTGTGATGATGAAAGGAAGGCAGACAAGAAATTGATGCAAGAAATTCTGTTTCAACAACAACTAAATGATAAACTCAAAAAAGATGGAAAGTAAAATTTTAATATTTGCAACATTGCTTGGTGCTGGTGGCTTGGTATTCACCATGATCCCAGAGGACAAATATAAAAAGAAGCCAAAGGACAAGATCACAATTGAATCAGAGAAATATCTTGAGGATCTCAAGCATGAGAATGAGGCCCTTGTTGATTCAATAAAAAAGAGTAAATTAGCAAAAAGAAAACGTAAATAATGTTAACAACAGCACAGGCAATAAAAAAGTACGGTAAACCTAATGAGACAGGAGCTGGATATCTTGTGACTTTGGCATTGCCATATCCAATGAGATTAGCATGGGATACAGATACAACAGTATCAAAATTGAGATGTCATAAATTGGTTGCTGATAAGTTTGACAAAGTATTCAAGGAATTGCTTGAGGTTTATGGATTGCCTCGCATCAAGGAGCTTGGGATTGATCTCTTTGGAGGGTGTTTCAATTTCAGAAAGATGAGAGGAGGATCTGCATGGAGCAAACATTCTTGGGGAATTGCCATTGATCTTGATCCAGCTCGCAATACATTGAAAGAAACAAGAGCAACAGCTCGCTTTGCAAGGCCAGAATATCAGCCAATGATTGACATTTTTTACAAGCATGGATTCATCAGCCTTGGAGTTGAGAGAAATTTCGACTGGATGCATTTTGAAATTAAAGCATAAGATATGAAAAAACCAGGTAGGCCAAAAAAGAACTTGAACATCAATGTTGATACCAAGAAAGTTGATGTAAAAGTGACGCGAAAAGATGGCAAGACAGACATTAAAATTGACACACCAAAGGTTGATGTTGATATACACAGAGAAAAGGGCAACAACAGCCTTAAAATAGATTCTGAGAAGGTTGATGTTGAGGTCACAAAAGGTGATGTCAAGGTTGATGTCAATGATCAGAGCAATCTACTTGGCAAGATAGTCAAGTGGATATTTAGAAAGAGGCTTTAATTAGCAAATCGTTCCATATATGATGGAGAGCCCTGGAGAAATCTGGGGCTTTCTTATTTAGACTTATTCTAAATTTCAATAAATTTTAAACAATTTGTTTATAATTGTTTGCATATATCAAAATAAATATATTATCTTTGAT